GGCGGATGAGTATCGAAGGCTTTCGCCAGAATCGAGCGCGGAGCCGGGCCGGTGGCTGACGAGCAGGGCAGAGTACCAGCGCGGCATCATGGATGCCGTGACCGACCCGGCGATTGCCGAGATATGGGTCATGAAATCTGCGCAGGTGGGATGGACTGAGATCCTGAACAACGTCGTCGGGTACTACATCGACCAAGACCCGGCACCGATGCTGCTAATCCAGCCGACGCTGGAAATGGGGCAGGCATGGTCTAAAGACAGACTCGCGCCGATGCTCAGGGACTCGCCGCGATTGCGTGACAAGGTGGCAGACCCGAAGGCGAAGGACTCCGGTAACACCATCCTGCACAAGACATTCATCGGCGGCCACCTCACCATTGCCGGAGCGAACTCAGCCGCAGGGCTTGCCTCTCGACCTATCCGCATAGTCCTCGCTGATGAGGTTGACAGATACCCGAACTCAGCCGGCGCTGAGGGTGACCCGGTATCGCTGGCACGGAAACGCACGACAACATTCTGGAACCGTAAGTTGCTGGCCGGTTCAACACCTACGATCAAGGGCAAGAGCCGCATTGAAAATGGTTTTCTCAACGGAGACCAGCGGCGCTACTTTGTTCCGTGCCCGCACTGCGACACGATGCAGACGCTCAAATGGTCTAGCGTGTCATGGCCGGACGGCCACCCGGAGCAAGCATATTACGCTTGCGAGTCGTGCGGGGTGATGATCACGGACGCGGACAAACCCGGAATGCTGGCCGGCGGCGAGTGGCGCGCAACGGCGACACCGCAGCGGGAGGGCATCGCCTCTTTCCACGTCAACGAACTTTATTCCCCGTGGGTTACTTTCGGTCAGATGGCGTCCAACTTCTATGAGGCCAAGAGCCTGCCGGACACTTTGCGCACTTGGGTGAATACCTCGCTCGGGGAGCCTGACGAAGTGAGCGGAGACACGGTAGATGAAACCGGCCTGCTAGACCGGCGAGAAGTTTACGCGGCGCAGGTTCCTGATGGTGCTGTGCTGCTCACCTGCGGAATCGACGTGCAGGACAACCGGATAGAACTGGAGGTTGTCGGGCACGGCGTCGGGCAGGAAACGTGGGATGTGGACTACCGGGTATTCGAGGGCGACCCCGGGCAGCACCCGACGCACTCGCCGCTGTGGCAGCAACTTGACGATTACCTTGCGCAAGAGTTCGAGCATGAATCAGGCGTGCGGCTGAAAATCTCAGGCGCGTGCATTGATACCGGAGGCAGCAAAACGTCAAGCGTTTACGCCTACTGCAAGCCGAGGTTTGCGCGTCGGATTTTTGCCATCAAGGGCGCAGGCGGGCACGGACGCCCGGCGGTTGCCAAGCCTACGCGCAACAACTCAGCCGGCGTGCGCCTTTTCGTCCTAGGTGTCGATACCCTGAAGGAACTTGTCTACTCCCGCCTGAAAATCGCAGAACCTGGTCCGGGCTACTGTCACTTTCCGGTAGAGCGTGACGTTGCGTTTTTCGCACAACTGACCGCCGAAAAACTAATCACGACATACTACAAAGGGAAAGAGACCCGTAAGTGGGTAGTGAAGAATGAGCACATCAGAAACGAGGCGCTAGACTGCCGAGTTTACGCAATGGCGGCGCTTCACATTCTCAACGCCGACCTAGACCGCGTGGCCGTGAAGTTCAAGAAACGGAAGGATGCACGGAAAGAAGAACAGGCACCACCTGAGCCGCCGCCTAAGCATGAGTTGAAGCGCGTTGTAGACATGAAAAAAGCAAAGCCGGCGAAACGTCCGGGCGGTTACCTGAACGGGTGGAGATGATGGGAAACGGTTTCGACTCAACAAACTACCCGACGACTGAGCCTTCCGAACTTGTCATCGGTGACCGGTGGCTATGGAAGCGCGCAGACATTGTTTCGGATTACCCGACCGCCGATTACTCGCTGACCTACGTTGCCGACAAACAGGGCGCAGGCTCAACATCATTCAGCATCACGGCGACAGAAACATCATCGGAATATCTGGTAGAAGTTGCGAGCGCAACAACAGCGGCCTACACGTCTGGCACCTACGCATGGCAGGCGTACATCACGCGCACGTCAGATTCGCAGCGGTTGTCGATTGCACGCGGCGCATGGAACGTCATCGCGAACCTGTCGGCATCAACCGCTGACCCGCGCTCGCACGTCAAGATCACGCTCGACGCAATCGAGGCCGTTATTCAATCGCGCGCGTCGATTGATCAGATGGCATACAGCATTGCCGGCCGCTCGCTTTCCCGCACGCCGATTGCTGACCTGCTAGTCCTGCGCGACAAATACAAAGCGGAATACCGGCGAGAAGTTGACGCCGACCGTGCAGTCCGTGGGCTTGCCAAACAGAATAAACTGCTTGTGAGGTTTTCGTGAGCGCAGCCCTCGAATGGTTCCGCCGTACTTTCGCCTCGCCTGCCATGCCAGAACCGGCGCACACTGAAAAGCGTGCGATTGATTACGCGGCGGCAATGAATAGCCGGCTCACTGCCGGCATGTCGAACTATTCACTGTCGGCCAATCAGGAAATCTACCGCAGCCTGCGCGCACTCCGCGCCCATTCGCGGGAACTCGCACGCGACAATGCGCACGCAAAGAAGTTTCTACAGATGGTAGAGACAAACGTCATCGGGCCGGATGGAATCATTCTGCAAAACAAGTCCGGCGACTATCAGGGCGACGGCACGCTGAAACTCGACATGCTCGCCAACAATCTGATCGAGCGGAATTGGCGCGAGTGGGGCAAGCGTGGGACGTGCGAGATCACCGGCAAGATGTCTCTTCCTGCCGTGCAGCGGCTGTACGTCCGCACGATGGCACGCGACGGTGAAGTTCTGTTGCGCCTGGTGCGAGACAAGCGCAACCGCTACGGACTGACGGTTCAATTCATCGACTCCGACCGTCTCGACGAACGCTACAACGACACGCTGCCGGATGGCGTCATCATCCGCATGGGCATTGAACTGAACCGCGACGGCAAGCCGATTGCATACCACATCCTGAATCAACACCCAGGAGATTGGATGTCTCGCACCGATGCACAGATGCAGCGTGAGCGGGTGCCGGCTGAGGAAATCATTCACGACTTTATTTGCGACAGGCCGGAACAAATACGCGGCGTTCCGTGGATGCACGCGGCCATGCTGCGACTCTCACACTTGGGCGCGTTCGATGAGGCGGCCATCATTGCAGCCCGCATCGGCGCGGCGAAGATGGGATTCTTTACGGCGGAGGATGGCGACATAAGCGGGCTTGCCGACGGCGAGGACGCTACCGGCGAACTCATGACGGAAGTTGACCCCGGCATGTTCGGCGTGCTGCCGAAGGGTTACGACTTCAAGGCATTTGACCCTAAATACCCGGAAGCGAACTACGACGGGTTCACGAAAGCCTGCCTGCGCGGTATCGCGTCCGGGTTCGGAGTTTCGTACAACTCGCTGGCGTCCGACTTGGAAGGCGTGTCCTATTCGTCAATCCGTCAGGGCGTACTAGATGAACGGGACGCATGGAAAACAATACAGTCCTCTGTCGTGGACGGACTCATGACGCGCCTGTTTTCCGCATGGCTTGAGATTGCATTACTACGCGGCGCGGTTGGAAATCTGCCGGCGTCGAAACTGTCGAAGTTCCGAGCCGACACGTGGCAGCCTAGGCGTTGGCAGTGGGTTGATCCTAAAAACGATATTGAATCTGCGGCGCTGTCTGTCGAATTGGGCGTGAAGTCTCGCCGGCAGATTGCAGCGGAGCAGGGCGACGACCTCGACGAAGTGTTGCTTGAATTGCAGCAAGAACAAGAGCGAATGCGTGCGCTAGGGCTTGTTCCAGAAAACGCAACCCCGCAACCAGAATAATTGAGGTTTGATATTGTCATGGAAAAAACACCAGACATTGAGCGGCGCGATTCTTTTCTGACGAACCCGTCAGCGGAGAAATTCGAGCGCGCTTTTATGGTCAAGCGCGAGGCGATCAACGCAGACGCCCGCACGGTAGAACTCGCGTTTTCTTCGGAAACGCCTGTAGAGCGTTGGTATGGGGTTGAGATTCTCGACCACTCGCCATCCTCTGTAATGCTCAACCGTCTCCGCGACGGTGGGCCGGTGCTGAAAGATCACGATGCCTGCGAACAAATCGGCGTTGTTGAGAAAGTCGAAATCGGGAGCGACCGGGTAGGTCGCGCAATCGTTCGCTTCGGGAGAGGTGAAGATGCCGAGGAGGTCTTTCAAGACATCATCGACGGAATCCGCAAGCACGTTTCTGTCGGCTACCGGATTCACAAGGTTGAGGTTACCGACCCGGAATCAGCAAGCCCGACATACCGCGCCGTATCGTGGGAGCCATACGAAATCAGCATGGTTTCTATCCCCGCAGATGTGAGCGTAGGCGTTGGGCGATCAGTCGAAACAATCCCCGCAGAACCGCACGCAGCGGTTGTGCAGCCCGAACCCGAAAAAAGGAACACGAAAATGACTACCGAAACCGTAGACGTTGCTGCCATCGAAGCCCGTGCGCGTGATAACGCACTGGCCGGCGTGAACGAAATCCTCGCCATTGGCGACCAGTACGCTGCGCACGGCGGCAAAGAGATTGCAGCCCGCGCACTGCGTGAAGGCAAAGACGCCCGTTGGACGAAAGACGCCATCATGGACGCCATGATTGCCAAGTCGAATGCCAGCCCGACTTCGCCAGACCTCGGCCTGACACAGAAAGAAACCCGCACCTTCAGCATGATGCGCCTCGTGCGCGGCATGACGATGGCTGCCAAGGGCGAGCGCAAGGCGTGGGACGATGCAGGCTTTGAGCGCGAGTGCTCTGAGGCGCTGGTTAAGCGTTACGGCGACGCACCGAACGGCGGATTCTATGTCCCGTATGAAGTGCAAAAGCGTGACATGACCGTTGCCGGCTCCGGTGGCTACATGGTCGCCAACAACCACTTGGCCGGTTCGTTCATCGAATTGCTCCGCGCCAACACGGTTGTTGGTCGTGCCGGTGCGCGAATGTTGACTGGCCTGAAAGGCAACATCGAAATCCCGAAACAGACGGGCGCGTCTACCGCGTACCTGATCGGTTCCGAGGACGACGAAATCACCGAGTCGAACCTGACCATCGGGCAACTCGCCATGTCCCCGAAAACCGTCGGCGCGTACATGGAAGTCAGCCGCCTGCTGCAAATGCAGAGCGACCCTTCCATCGACATGCTCATCATGGACGACCTGGCCAAGGTTATCGCGCTGAAAATCGACCTGCTCGCACTCAACGGCAACGGCGCAGGCGGCCCGGTTGGAATCATCAACACCAGCGGCATTGGTTCGGTGACGGCAACGTCGCTCGACTATGCCAAGGCTCTGGATTTCCAGACCGACGTAGCCGGCAACAACGCGCTGGTTCCGGGTTGCAAATACATCACGACCCCGGCGAAGGCGGCGATCATTGCACAGCGTCAGCGGTTCTCTGGCACGGATACCCCAATCTGGACTGGCAACGTGCTTGAGGGTTCCATCCTCGGGTTCGGCGCTCTGACCACCACGCAGTTGTCCGACGGCTTGCTGTTCGGTGACTTCTCGCAACTGATCATGGCCGAGTGGGGCGTGCTTGAAATCGCGGTTGACCCGACTGCCAACTTCAAGGCCGGCATCACGGGCATCCGTGCATTCCAGTCCTTTGACGTGGGCGTCCGCACTGCCGGCGCGTTCTCTTACGGTTCGTCTGTAACCTGATAACGCAGGGACGGCGGGGAGAAATCCCCGCCTGACCTCGGGCATATACCGATGAAAAAACCGCAGCCACCGAAAGAGATTAGCCTGCGCATTGTTCGCGCAATCCGCATGGCCGGCGAGGAAATTCCCGTTGGCACCGTGGTGACCGTTGACCGTGCGTTCGCTGTTGAATTGATGAGCGGCGGGAAGGCAGTCGAAACGAACGCGCCACCACGTGCGGAAAGAATCGACACTCCGCGTCCTCAGTTGAAACTTGGCAAGTCCAAACACAAAGGTGAATCGAAATGAGCAACTCTGATATCTACAGCACTACCGCAACCGTCCTGCTTTCCCCGGCAGATCACGCCAACACCGCAGCCGCCACCGGTTCGTGGGTTGACGTTCGCTCTTACGAGGGAGAGATCGGATTCATCCAGCAGACCGGCGTTGTCACTGCCGGCACCATTGCCGGTGTGATTCAACACGCTGACGACGGTTCTGGAACGAACGCGGAACCTCTTGTTTCCTTCACGTCCGTTGGCACTGGCACTGACCTGGACGTGCAGAAGCAATCCGCACCGGCTCGCGCCACGCGAGGTTACGTTCGCTATCTGGGCACCATCGGCACCGGCCCGGCTATCGCTGGTGTCACGATGCTGGCCAAGCGCGCTACGGTGTAATGCGTGGCCTTCACCGAGGACTTGACGGTTTTCTTTGATACGGATGACTTCGGGGTTGTTGCCACGATTGGGGCGGCCTCGGTCAACGTAATCTTTGATAATGCGTATCTCGGGATTGAAGGCGAAACGGTTGTAGCAGCAACGCAACCGATGGTATATGCCCGCACCTCTGACGTTTCTTCAGTTGTTGCGGGCAATACTGTCATTGTGAACTCTGTCACCTACACCGTAGTAGGAGTTCACCCTGATGGCACTGGCGTAACGCAATTGATTCTGAGGCGGTAATGGCAGACAGTCGCGCCGAAAACATCATCACCGCGATTGTGACGGCGGTTACCAGTCTCGACACGACCAGTGCGAATGTGTTTCGCGGCCGCGTGTATGAGTTGCCGGAAACTTCTCTGCCTTGCTTGTGCGTGTACCTTGGATTTGACAATCCCCGCAGCGATGGTGGGTCGTCGTCATGGGTTTACATTGACAGCGATTTGACGATCAACATCGAAGCGGTCGTGAAGGATTCTTCCGCACAAGTCGATACAACGCTGAATCAAATCCGCTACGAAATCGGACAAGCATTGCAGGCTGACATTACGCAAGGCCTCGCCTATGTGATGAATACAACGGAAGGCCCGGCAGGCGTAACGCTTGACGGCGGCGGTGACGAAACCGTCGGGCGTATGCGGATGGAGTGGACGGTTCTTTATCGGCGTTTGCGATACACAAATCCTGCACCGCAATTGCTTTCTGCGGTACTTTCATCCGATGGAGTTTCGCTTGTTCTTACGTTCGATGCTGCTATTGATTCTGGCAGTGCCACGCTAGGATTCTCTCGAACTATTGGCGCTGTTGACGATGGAGAATACACTGGCACAACTCTAACTCTAGACGTGCCAACATTGTTGAATGGCGCATCATCAGGGACTATCACATATGACGCGACAACCGGCACACTGTCAGGAGTTGACGCGGAGGTCGCATCGTTCGGGCCTATTGCGATAACGAACAATTCTACGCGCACAGGCGTTTGGTCATTGCTTGGAAGTGGCCTGTCTATAACGGGAATCACAAACCCTGCGCTTGCGCCACTCACGTCTACTCGAATCGCATTACTTGATGAGGGCACAGATTCACTTCGCTCTTACGATTGGAATGGCTCGACTTGGGTTGCGCATAGCAGTTCGTTTTCTTTGTCATGCACTGCGCCGCATATCTGTGCGCTTAATTCGACAGACATTGTGGTAATGGACAGGGACGGAGACAGCATCCGTACCTATCGGCTAACGGGAACGACGTGGTCCGCTGTTGGAGGCGCGTTCAGTTTTACCGCAACAAATCCAGGATTGTGCGCGCTTGGGGCAGACTCGATTGCTGTTGTTGATAGTTCAAACGGGCAGTTGCGAACATACACATTTGACGGTTCATCATGGTCACAAACGGGCAGCGGACTGTCTGTGTCTATAGGCGCGTCGTCGCAAGGAATGGCTAGGATGTCGTCTACCCGTATTGCTCACACCGACGGGATTAACGACTCTCTGCAAGCGTATGACTGGAATGGCTCTACATGGTCGGCCTACGGCTCACCTATATCAATATCAGGCGCAGGCCAGGTAAGCATTTGCCCACTCAGTAGCACGGATGTGGCGTTCGTCGATGATGCGAACGAGGTTCTTCGCGTCTACCGTTTGACCGGCACGTCTTGGGCCGCATACGCAACAAACTTCAGTTTCCCTACGGCAGTTGGGAATCCTGCGATTGCTGCTTGCACAGGTCGTCAGGTGGCTTTCATTGATGGGACAGGCGACCAACTGCGCATGTATGAGTGGGGTTGATGCAATAAACGCAACCGCGCCGAATTACAGGCGAGGCACAATGAACCGCATATCCGCAGGAGATTGTCATGCTTAAGACTCGCGCCGTGATTCTTGCCAAGGCAGAATCAACGTACAACACTGACCCGACGCCTACCGGTGGCAGCAACGCCATTCTGGTGGAAAACCTGTCGCACAATTACGAAGGCGCTAGGCGAGCAGAACGCAATGTCGTGAAGCCGACGTTCGCGCCGTTGAAGTCGCTTTACGCTGGATCGCTTATCAGCGTTTCGTTTGATGTCGAAATCAAAGGCAGCGGCACGGCTGGCACGGCCCCAGAGTTGGGCGTCCTCTTGCGCGGTTGCGGCATGACCGAAACCGTTATTGCTTCCACTTCGGTGACCTACGCGCCGACCAGTACGCCGACACTGCACGAATCGCTCACGTTCTACATTTACGAGGACGGGTTGCGTTACAAAGTGACTGGGGCACGCGGCACGTACACCGTCAATATGGCGGTTGCGCAGAAAGGTATTTTTTCTTTCAAGTTCACCGGCCACCTTGTTGGACCGGCTGATGTTTCACTTGCCACGCCAACCTATAACTCGACCGTTCCGCCCGTTCTGGTCAACGTCGCGTTTGCGATTGACTCTTACTCGGCCGTGATTACGAAACTCGGAATCGACCCTGGTATTTCAATTGCCATGCCTGACAACATAGCCGCCACTGACGGCTACGGCGAAATCCGCATCACTGGCTCTGCGCCAACGTTCACCATTGACCCGGAGGCGGCGCTTGTCGCTGCTTACGATTGGGTTACCAAGTGGCAGTCCTCGGCGTCCTACGCAATGACGACCGGCACTGTCGGCAGCACGGCAGGAAACCGCTACGCGATCACAGCGCCTGCCGCTGTGTATTCCGAGATTGCGAACGGAGACCGCAGCAACATTCTGTCGCGTGAGATTAAAGGCCAGTTGGTAGACTCCACTACCGACAACTACATTTCAATCGCGTTCACCTGAGGCGAGCATGGCAAACCACGCTGCAAAGATTCTTGCGCCGTTCTGGTATGAAGTTGAGGAATGCGAAGGGCTTAAATTCCGACTTCGCGGACTCACGGGTATGCAACTGTTCGACGTGAAACCGCACATTATCCGTGACGGGGAAAACACGTCATGGGCGAGCGCAGGCGTGCGCGCCGCGTTGCGCGCAGGGCTTGTCGGTTGGGAAGGCTTGAAAGACGATGACGGCAATGATGTTGAGTTCGGGAAGGACATCGACAAGAACATTGCGCGGCTTGACTTCGTGAAGATCAACGAGATTTTCGCAAAGATTCTTGAGGCGTCAAACCTTGGGGCGGAACAGGTAAAAAACTGACAATCGCGGTAGTAGTGGCGCACAACCGCGAAAAGTTCAACTGCCAAGCGTGCGTCAATCATCAGCACTGTGATGACTCGAATCCGGCACCGTTCCCGATGTTTGTTATTGAGGACATCGGTCTAGAGTCAAGAACGTGTTTGCTGCCGATGATCGACGACGAATCGCGCCACATGCTGCAACTGTTCACGCATTACAAAAACGGAATCTTGCCGTTTTCTGGTGGTTTGTTGGATCAGCCTGCCGCGTACTGTGAGGCAATGGCTACAGTAGAAGTGCAGACAACAAAGGCCACGAACAAATGAGCGACGGGGTAGCGAATTACATCTTGAAGGCGACGGACGATACTGCCGCAGCCTTCAATTCTGTAAACAAGCGAGTCGATGAAACATCTCGCAACATGGCGAACATTGGCGAGGCGATGGCTAAAGCCGCGTCAGTCATGGCGACCGCCACCGCTGCCGTTGTTGCCGGCATGGCGTACATCACAAAGCAGACTTCGGACGCGGTAGACGCGCAGGCCGAACTCGCTACTGCACTACGCACAAGTTACAACAGCCTGACGAACCTTGGCCTGATCGGTAAGGTGGTAGGCGTTGACGTTTCCACGATGAATACATCCGTGATGAAACTCAACGACTCGATTGCTGACCTTGCACGCGGAGGCACGGGCGACGCGGCGAAGAAGTTGCGCGAGTTGGGCCTGACCGCAGAACAGTTGAGCGCGCTTGACGCTGACCAGCGGATTGCCACGATTGCCGAACGAATCAAAGATGTTGTTCCTGCGGCGCAACAGGCCGCGTTCGCGGTTGACATTCTCGGCCGCACTGCCGGGCAGGCGTTGCTTCAGATTGATAGCGCAATGGTGGCTGATGCGGCCACACAGGCCGAGAGGTTTGGCGTTGCTCTGTCTGATATGGAAGTTCAGAAGATTGCGCAAGTTGCCGATTCGATGGACACCATAAATCTGGCAATGGGCGGCATCGGCAACAGCGTTGCACTTTCGATGGCCCCCATATTCGCAGAGACTGCACGGCAGATAACCGGCGCGGCCGATGCAATGGAAGGGTTCCGCAATGTCGGCATCGGCGTGCGTTCGGTTCTGGTCAACATTGTTGCGCTTGTCGCTGATGTTGCGGACGTTATCAGCCTGCCGTTTCGCGCTGCCGGCTACACCATCGAAACAGTGTTTGCCAACATCTTCGCAGCGATTACGCGCACCTACACGAATCTGATTCACGGGATAAACGCGATACCAGGGATAAATCTTGACGCTCATGAAAAGGCAGCCGGACGGCTTGCCAAGAGTGCGGAGACCGCTGCCGGCCTTGCCGGCCAGAGGTTGTCAGACCTGTTCGCTTCCGACTTGTGGGGGAACCAACTCCGAGATTGGGTCAGTGAAGTTGATGTGGCCTCAATGGAAGCGGCGAGTATTGCGGCCGAAAATGCGCGCAAGGTTCGTGCGAAGACTGCCGCCGGTGCACCTGTTGGTGATACCGCAAAGACTGACGCGAAGGCGCAGGAAATCGCAGACCTGAGCGCGCACCTTGACGAGCGCAACCGGGTAATCCGCGAACACCTGTGGATGTCTGAAGAGGACGAAACGGAGTTGCGCGAGTTGCGCGCCCGTGACGAAATCGTCGAAGCGAACCGTCAGGCAAGGGACGAAGAAACGGCGGCGGCGCGGAAGAAAAAAGACCGTGAGCGCACGTTCGCCGGAACGCGGGACATGCTCAACAATTTGTCTGTCCTGATGAACTCCAGCAGCCGCAAGGCGTTTGAGGTTGGCAAGGCGGCCGCGATTGGCGAAACGCTGATGAACACCTATGCGTCCGCGACCGGCGCTTATAAGTCGCTTGTGAGTATTCCGTTCGTAGGCCCGGCGCTTGCCGCTGCCGCTGCCGCTTCCGCTGTAATCGCCGGCATGGCTAACGTGCAGTCGATTCGGTCGCAACAGTTCGGCGGCGGAGGCGGCAGCGCGCCTGCCGTTCCGTCTGTCACGTCTGCCACTAGCGCGGCGATTGCTCCCGTCCAATCCGCGCCCACACTCCCAACATCCTCGCAGTCCGGCGGCCCGACGCGACAGACGACGATCATCGTCGAATCTGGCAACGCCATGCTTGACGTGTGGATCAGGGACAAACTCGCACCGGCCATGCGTGAAGCGCACGGCGACGGTATTACTTTTATCACGGCGTAACCCATGCCAACCGACTACCCAAAGTGCCTTTACGACAACCGACTAGACGGCGGCACACCTGCCGCGTCAACGACGGCCACTGGCTACGACGTCCTGAACTTACGCGACTGGCGACCGTACACCGCGTGGCAGCCCACTGCGCTTCCTGCGACGGTCACCGTAGACTGCGGCGCGCCGGTTGCCGCTGATTATTGGCTTATCTACGGGCACGATCTTTTCACGCAAGGCGCTACCATTGAACTGCGCAGCAGCACGGACAACTTCGCGGTGAGTAACGTGCTTGTGGATTCTGTCACGCCTGCCAGCAACGCGAACTTTGTGCGGCACTTCGCGTCAGTTTCCTATCGTTATTGGCGGTTCCGCATTACCGGCACCACGATGCCGACGCTCAATATTGCGTCAGTTGGCACGGCTTTTGATATTCCGGTTTACCTGTCGTCAGGTTTCGACCCGCTAGGCCGGCAGCCGATGGGCGTACTCACTCGCAGCGAGACAGGCAATCCGCTCGGGCGTACCGTGCAGTGGGAGCAGTGGGAGCAAACTCTGTCTTTCGAGTGGCTCACAAAAGCATGGCTACGTACATCGTGGGAGCCGGCATGGGAAGCGCACCTGCGTGATGACCCGTTCGTTTTTCAGTGGGACGTGACGAACTACCCGGCAGAGATTTACCTGGTGAACACCGAGGGCGGATTCAGCACTCCCCACTCTGCCGGCGGGTATGCCTCGCTCACGTTCAAGGTTTCGGCGCAGGTGGTGTAAATGGTTTTCGCCCGCATCCCGTGCTACAAATTCGACTTCGCGCTGCCGTGGTGTGGGAACACATACGGCGTAGCGCCTTGCACGGCTGCCGGCGCGGTTGGTTCTGAGTGCTATCACTCATACCGCTCATGCCAAGACAAGGCGAACTTCAACAAAACGACGCGCACGGAATCTCTGATTACGGCAGGATCTCCGCGTCCGCCCACGAATCAATCGCGGCCTTACATCAAAGCGAAAGGCGTCACCATGATGCCTACGGAAATCGACCCATACAAAGGGCTGGCCGTCCGCGCATCGGCAACAATTCAGTGTGACGACGAACCGTGCCCGGATACGCTAGACCCGTACTACAAAACGCGGGCAACGCCTGCCGGCGGTTCGTACTGGTCGCGGCTGCTCGCACGGTTCCACTACAGCAACATCCCGGCAGAATTGCACCGGGCGTACTTCACCGACGGGTGGGACGATTCAGAGTTCGTCACGGAAAACTACATCGTCGAGTCGATCAAAGGCCCGGACTCGCAAGGCAACGTGACGATAACGATTAAGGATCAGTTGCAACTAACGACACGCACACTTGTTCCGCCACCGTCGCCCGGGAAACTCGCCGTTGCGCTCGGCACAAACGATCTGCAAATGACGCTCGAATCAGGTCAGGGGGCGAGTTATGCCGCGTCTGGCTATGTGCGAGTCGGTGACCAGATCATCCGCTACACGTCCAACGTGGGCGATGTTCTGTCATGGCCGGACTCGACGTACCGGTCGCAGTTCGGCACGACCGCCTACGATCAAGATATTGGCGACGGTGTGCAACAATGCGAGGTATTCACGGCTGCCCGCGTGCATGAGGTAATCGAGGCGCTGTGCAACGCATCGGGAATCCCTGACGCGAACATCGACCTTGTTGGCAACGAGGCTGACGATGATCAATGGCTCGGCACAGGCTACGAAATCACTGCCTGCCTGTCGAAACCAGAAAAGGTTTCCGTCTACCTTGAAGAACTCGCGCAACAAACCGGCGGCGTAATATGGCTCGACCCTGTAGAGCAAAAGGTCAAGTACCGATACATTGGGCCACAGTCTCCGGCTGCACTGGTAGGCGACACGCTGACGCGCACGGCAAACCTCATTGACGGGCAGACTCGCGTTGTCCCGTTGGATGAATTGCGCCTCACTCGGTCGGCAATCTACTACAACATCGTGACAGCAACGTCGAACGAGAAAGAGGCAAAGAACTACTTGCGCCCGATGCTCTACATTGACGCGAGCGCGGAGAGTGATAACGAGTACGGGGACGTGCGCGATCAGGCCATGTATTCGCGCTGGTTTACGTCAGATAACGATACGTCCATGCGAGGGTTCATCAAGCGCCGCGTTGGCACATATCGAGACGTGCCGAAGAATGTCGAGTGCAAGGTTGACGCGAAGGACGCGGCGATACGAGAGGGCGATTATTTCGACGTGACAACGGCGCAACTCGTTGATCTTGACGGCTCGCAACAGGCCGTGCGCTGCATTGTTGTGAAGCGAAAGGACAATAACAACGGGCTAGACCTGACGCTGAGGACAACGAACTTCTCGCGTCGCTATGGATTTATTGCGCCGAACGGTACATCGGACTACCCGGCGAACGGAGGCTATGCCTGCATCTGCTTGAACACCGGGAAATTCTCGGACGGTTACGACGGATACCGGATTATCTGATTGCGGAAAACGCAACGCATCGGCCACACTGAATACAGGAAAATCCGGTCATGACTGCACCTAGCAAAAACTTCACAAGCATCCCAGATACTGATATCGACCCCGAGTCGCCTATCACCACTGGGCTGATGACCAAGTATCGTGACAACGATATCAACATGATGGAATGGATCGGCAAGAATTACACGCCTGCCGTTGACCATGATCACGACGGCGTGAACTCTAAACTGTTGCCGGGTAACATCTTCGGCAACATGTACGCATTCCACAATTTCGGCTGAGGCACGACGATGGCAACGGCTCCGCAGTTTGTAACCTCCCCGAACATGGGCACGCCGGCTTCACTGACGGCGGCAAACACCGCACTTGACGGAACCGGGGCAACGGGGCGCGCTCTGATTTTCACTGCCGGCGCGTCCGGTTCGTCGCTGCCTGCAATCCGTTTCATGCACCTCGGCACGAACATTGCCACACTGATGCGCGTGTTCCGCAACAACGGAAGCGACCCGGAAGTTGCCGGCAACAATGCGCTAATCTACGAAATCGAAATCGCGGCCAACACCACGTCAAGCACGGCGGCATCAATCCCGTACCAACTCGACTGCAATCTGTTGCTAGACAATGCCGAGCGCGTTTATGTCACGCTTGCGACTGCTGTAGCAGCCGGCATTAAAGTGACGCCCATGAACGGTGGCGACCTGTGACGCTAGGACGCGGCCCGCGTGGCTTCCCGGTTGGAATTACCGGGAAGTCTCGAATTATTGCGCACACGCGATTCACGACGGCCGGCACGCACAAGTATTTTAAGCCGCAGGTTGACGATCCAGAAGATTGCACGGTTGTTCTGCGCACGTGGGCCGGCGGCGGAGCCGGAGATAACGCGCCGACCACTGGCGGCGGCGGTGGCGGGTTCAACGAGCGCGCCTATACGTACACAGAGATTCCCGCCTGCATGTCGTGCGTTGTCGGTGCCGGTGGAACTGCACCGAGCGGAAACGGCGGCGACAGTTACATTGACGACGACGTGATCGACGTTGCGGCGACAGGTGGGACAGGCGGAAGCGTCGCTGATGGTGTCGGCGGAAAGCCGGCATTCAGGCATGGGACATCAACATTGTTCACATTCGACCACGCGCCGTATAACGGCGGCAATGGATGCACCACAACGTACACCCTCGAGCAATCGCAAGGGATTTGGGGCGCTGCCGGTGGCGGTGGTGTTGTCACGACCAGCCAGCCGACTTCAATATACGGCGGTAATGGCGCGGCCTTCGATGGTGTGACGACGTATCCCGCAACAGCGCCCGGCGGTGGCGGTTCGTACTACTCGGACTCCGGCGTAGGCAAACCCGGTGAAATCGAAATCATTATTCTGCGCGGCTCGCACGCGCCGATCAGGTAATCAGGAGCAAACATCATGGCCGCATCCCGCCTTTCCGTAACACTTCTCAGCAACGCAAGCGCATCAGGTTCTGCCGTCGAATGGCCCGGCGGCGACGGTCGCGTCGAAGTGCGCGGCACGTTCGGCGGCGCGTCTGTCTCGCTGGAAGTGCTGAACGCTGACGCATCGACGTGGCACACCGTCGGCATCGACACCACGCTGACCGCTGCCGGTACTGGCGGCTTCAAACTTGAGGCGGGTTGCAGCATACGAATGTCCGTCACGGGCGGAACTCCGTCGGCACTGTACGCGACTGCTTACAGGATTTAAGTCATGGGCCTTTCCCGCAATCTCACGCGGGTTCTTTCGTTCCCGCTTGCGCGTGCGCTTATTCCTTCGCCGGAGTGGGCTGATTTGGCAGGTGATTTTTACCTGATCGACGGGGACAGGGACTGGCTTGTTGACAGTGTGGGCGACTATCTTTTTGCAGAGGGCAACTAAATGGCCGGTATAAACATCGGGACGGCGACCACAGCATCGGCACTTGATGATGCCGACAGGTTCGCCATGTGGGATAGCACGACTGCGCTGTGGCGGCCGATTACGGGCGCGACGTTGCGCAGTCAACTTGCCAATCGAACGACAAGCATCTCAAACATCGCCGCGAGCGGCGCTATCGGCGCGGCCTCTGTCGTTGACGACTACGACATCGCCATTCTCGGGCAGACGACCGCCACGATTCTGCTGTCGAATCCGACACCGGCTGACACGGGGCAATACCGCCGCTATCGCTGGTACAACGGCGGCACGGTTCCGGTGTGGAACGCCTATGGCCAGTTCATTCAGGTCGGCGGCTTTGCCGATCAGATGTATATCCCTGGAACCGGATGGAAAGGCATAGGCACGAAATTTCCGCAGACGGTTGCTCTGTCAGGAACGCCAGTGGCCTATCCATCCGACACAAACGCTAACAGCATCACGCTGCTGACTGTGCCCGGCGGTTTCCCTGCTGCCGGTTCGTCGTTTGACATTCTGCTTGGCATTGATAACTCGTCGGGCACGTCGAGCAAGACCGTAACGTGCAGCTTCGGCTCGTTCAACCTCTACACCGCAGGCTCGCTGCTCGCCTCTGCTACCGGAATGGTCGGCATTGCAAAGACGCTGATTTTGCCGACCACATCGTCGCAGGTTTCGCTTGCCAACATCGCCGGAAATTTCTCGTCTGCTGCCGGCGGGTTGTCTCTTGCTGGCACGCAAAACACGGCGAGCAATACAGCCATCAACGCGACCGTCACGAAGGGAACCGCAGGCGATACCACCACGCTGCGCTACTACCGCGTCACCTACACGCACGGAGCCTAACCATGATCCGCATCGCAAACGTCGAGCAGCCGGACGGCACGTTCGCACCGGCAGAACCGTTCCCCTCCGATGCCGTCGTGATTCTCGGAGACATCGAGCCGGGTTTCTATCTGTGCTACCAGCCGGGTGACGAACTGCCGGAGGAACCGCAGTAATGAGCGGGGATATAAACCGGGTGATCGGCGCGCATGATGCGGACATCGAGACGCTTAAAAAGTCTGTCACCGAAATCGCGTCCGACGTGAAGGCCATCCGCTCGAAGATGGATGAAGCGTCTGGCGGATGGCGGACGATAATGTTTCTCGCCGGAATTGCCGGAACATTGGGCGGCGCTATCGGTTGGTTTCTGTCGCTGATGTCTCACAAGCCGGACAGTTTGCCATGACGCCGGCGTATCTGCGTGAGGTTATCGCGGGTGGCACGTCGGCATCCTCGCACCGGTTCGCGCTTGTAGTGGCGTCGGTGTCGCTCGGTGTGTCGACGATCATCCTTTCGATTGCCGCGTGTTTCGGGCAGGACGTTGCGCTTGCCCTCGGTGCCGTGACGGTGCCGCTCGGTGGCTTGGGCGGGTTCGTGTATGGCAAGGCGCAGCCGGCGAAGGATGTGCCCGCGTGAGCCTGCCAGCCGGTTTCGTGATTCAGGAACTGGTCACGCCTGAGATATTCAAGCAGCGCGGCGCATCGGCCATCGAACTGATCGACCCGCGCATTCTGCAAATACTCGGGCAACTCCGCGCCGACTACGGCCCGCTGATCGTCAACAACTGGCACACCGGCGGCGCGTTCAAGTTTCGCGGGTATCGGCCACAGAATTGCCCGGTCGGCGCACCAGGCTCGATGCACAAGCGCGGCATGGCGGTTGACTGCCATTCGCCAAAGATTGCGACCGAGCAACTCCGGCGGGAGGTCATTGCAAAGGCGAAAACTGACCACCCGGTTTACTCGTTGATCGGCGCGATTGAGGACGGGGTGAACTGGCTTCACGTTGATGTTCGTCCTCGCGTCGGCGGTGCGTTGAAGGTATTCCGTCCGTGAACCTCAACCACGCCGTAGCCCTCGGCATCCTGATCTTCTACACCGCGCTTGTGACGTGCGCCTGCTACCTTGTGTGGGGCTGGCAGACCATCGAAGTCGTAGAGGCACCTGCGGCTCCTGTGCGGC